AGAACTTCGAGTTATTTGCAGCAAAACATTACAACAATCCACAATGTGTGGATGTCGCTGAATTTCAGGAGGACCTCGCTCGGTACAAGTACGTCAAGAGGTTGCTTCGGAAATACCAGCAGACGGGGGAGATCCAGGAACGTCTGGTGCTTAACCACCTCATTGTGATCTACAACATGTTCGGCATCTCGGCGGCCAACCGGATGTCGTTCTATCGGATAGAAGAAGAGCTTTGGCCGGCACTCAAAACATTTTTAGTTTACCTCAACTATCTTCCAGAAAACGAAAAGGTTGAGATTCCACTCGACCAGAACATTGTCAAAGTCCTAAGAAGCATATGAACTCTCAAGTCCTTCAATCACTCGCCTCTGCCTACTCAGAGGTAACAGAGGCCTATAATCTGAGCAAGGGCCACAAGGTGTATCATGATGCAGCATCCGCTGAGTTTGCCAAGCACTACGTGAAGGGTCACAAGGGAGAACACACTCCTGGTGCACCAACAGAGAAGCACGAGAAGGACTCCGAGGAATTTCACAATACGTACAGCTCACAGCATGTCCGTACCGGTTTCGGTGGTTCCGGAACATCCGTCTACACCCATAAACAGTCCGGGGATAAGTTCCAGGTTGTCCGCCGTGCAAATGGCCAGGGATTCGACGGTACCGACCACAACATCACAGAACTGTGATGAAAACGGTTCGGAAACTCCGTGAGGATGGAACTCCTGCAGGTGGAGCTCCTGGCATGTCTTCCCCGGCAAATGTTACGGGAGATTCCCCGAACATGGCGATGCCTCCTACGATGAAGCCAGGAAAACTTTTGCGTCGTTATCGCCAGTTTGATGTGGATTCTACTACCTTTCGAAAGTTTGTTCCAGGAAAGCAGAGATTTGAACGTTGGTCTCGTTACCTGAACCTGCAGGATGAGAACCATAAAGGGATTTACGATTACGCATACGCTAACCGCGGACGCGAGCACCTGATCGTGCTGCGTGATTCAGATACCGGTGCGATGCGCGCAATTAGACACAAAGTACACCGTCGCTGAAGAAGCGCTGGAGTATACATAGTCTACCTTCGTTTTTCTGATTCACCACTTTGTGGTGTACATGAAGCGACGTGCAGGGTACAGTGGTGCTCTGCTCAAAAACTGACCGCATTTTCAGAACACCGACTATGATCTTCGACGAACAGATCTCGCGCAAGCCAGATCATTACCCATGGACAGAGGAATTCATCACAGCCATGCACAATGGCTTCTGGACCGATAAGGAGTTTAATTTTCAGAGCGATATTCAAGATTTCAAGACTGAACTGACCGACCAAGAAAGAGAAATCATCACACGCTGCCTCTCAGCAATTGGCCAGATCGAGGTTGCGGTCAAGTCATTCTGGGCCAAGCTAGGCGAGAACCTTCCTCATCCATCTCTGACTGATCTCGGTTATGTGATGGCCAATGTGGAAGTCATCCACAACAACGCGTACGAGCGACTGCTCCGAGTTCTGGAGATGGAGCACCTGTTCGAGGAGAACCTCAAGCTTGACATCATCCAGGGTCGTGTTGGCTATCTGAGGAAGTACCTGAAGAAGCACTACAAGGATGCGCGCAAGCAGTACGTCTACAGCCTGATCCTTTTCACCCTTTACGTCGAGAACGTATCCCTGTTCAGTCAGTTCTACGTCATCAACTGGTTCAACCGTTATCGGAATGTCCTGAAGGACACCGCTCAGCAGGTTGCCTATACCTCCAAGGAAGAGCTGATCCATGCCCTGGTCGGCATCAAGCTGGTCAACACGATCCGTGAGGAGCATCCTGAACTCTTTGACGAGGAGCTGACCGAACGTATCCGCCATGAGTGCGAGGAAGCCTACAAAGCCGAAGCCAAGATCATCGATTGGGCCGTCAACGGTTACAAGGCTGAAGGTCTCAATGCCGGTCTTCTGAAGGAGTTCATCAAGAACCGTCTGAACGATTCTCTGATTCAGATCGGCATCAAGCCAGTTCTTGAGGTCGACAAGGAAGCCATCGAGAAGACCGTCTGGTTCGATGAGGACGTCCTGGGCAACAATGCGACCGACTTTTTCTTCAAGCGTCCAGTCGAGTACGCCAAGAAGGCACAATCTTTCCAAACTTCAGATCTTTTTTGAGCAATGAATGACCGTTACTATTGGTTGAACGAAGAGTCACGTCTATTCCTGGAGCGCGGGTACCTGCAGCCAGGTCAGAAACCTGAGCAGCGTGTTCGTCAGATCGCAGAGGCCGCCGAGTCCATTCTGCGCATCGACGGATTCGCAAACAAGTTCGAGGACTATATGTCCAAGGGATGGTATTCCTTGTCATCTCCGATCTGGGCAAACTTCGGTGTCCAGCGTGGATTGCCGATCTCCTGTTTCGGATCCTATGTCTGTGACAAGCTAGAGTGCATTCTTGAGAAGACAGCAGAGGCCGGAATGATGACTAAGATGGGTGGAGGAACCTCTGCCTATTTCGGTGCACTGCGTTCTCGTGGCTCTGAGATCTCGACTGGTGGAAAGTCATCGGGCCCTGTTCACTTCATGGAGATGTTCGAGACCGTGACCAATGTGGTCTCACAGTCAAACGTTCGACGTGGATCATTTGCTGCGTACCTGCCGATTGAGCATCCTGACATTCAGGAGTTCCTGCAGATTCGCAGCGAGGGCAATCCTATCCAAAACCTCTCGATTGGTGTGACTGTCTCAGACGAATGGATGAAGTCCATGATTGGCGGAGATGAGGCTAAGCGCAAGATCTGGGGTAAGATCATCCAGAAGAGATTTGAGTCTGGATATCCGTACGTCGTCTTCAGCGATAACGTAAACAACAATGCTCCTCAGGTCTACAAGGACAGGGGGAAGAAGATCTATGCCTCGAACCTATGCTCTGAGATTGCTCTGTCGGCCAGTGAGGATGAGTCATTCGTCTGCAACCTGAGCTCGATGAATCTGCTCCACTACGATGAGTGGAAGGACACCGATGCTCCGGAGATCCTGACATATTTCTTGGATGCAGTGATGACAGAGTTCATTCGCAAGGTCGCCGGTCTTCCGTTCATGCAGGCTCCTTACAAGTTTGCTGTGAGCCAACGTGCTCTGGGAATCGGTGTCCTCGGTTGGCATTCCTTCCTGCAGTCTAAGATGATTCCGTTCGAGTCGTTTGAGGCAAAGCTCCTGAACGTTCAGATTCACAAGATCCTTCGCGACAAGACTCAGGCTGCCTCACGCAAGATGGCCATCGAGTACGGAGAGCCAGAACTGCTGAGGGGCTACGGTCTTCGTAATGTGACCACTCTGGCCATTGCACCGACTACGTCATCTAGCTTCATCCTAGGGCAGGTCTCTCCGAGCATCGAGCCTCTCAATTCGAATTACTTCGTGAAGGACCTGTCAAAGGGCAAGTTCACCTATAAGAATCCTTACCTCGAGAAGGTCCTGGAGACCCATGGCAAGAATGACCGTGCCACTTGGCAGACGATTCTGATCAAGGGTGGCTCTGTTCAGCACCTCGAATTCCTGTCGGCCAACGAGAAGGAAGTCTTCAAGACATTCGGCGAGATCTCTCAGAAGGAGATTCTGATTCAGGCCTCTGCTCGCCAGAAGTACATCGACCAGAGTCAGTCCATTAACCTCATGGTCCATCCGAAGTCGTCACCGAAGGATGTCAATCAGTTGATGATTTTTGCTTGGGAACAAGGCGTCAAGAGCCTTTACTACCAGCGCGGTACTAACCCAGCACAAGAGCTAGGACGTAACCTGCTCCAGTGCGTATCCTGCGAAGCATGAAAATAGAAAAAGAATGCCCGTGTTGCGGTGCTGCCTATGCGATCCGCTTCGAACAAGTACTGGCGGATCTCGATCCAGACCTAGAAGAACAGGAACAGTTCGATGACCAGGACAACGAACTTTATCCAGAGTACTGCCCATTTTGCGGAGCTCACGACTCAGAAGAAGGGGAAGACTCAGAGGACTGATAGATACCACTGATGTGGTACTATCGTAATGAAGTCTTTGATCCAGCTGAAGGCAAACTCGACCCCAAAGTCGACGTAGGTTTCGTCTACGTAATCACAAACCTGGTCAGCGGGAAGAAGTACATCGGCAAAAAGCGCTTCTTCTCGTCTCGGACAAAGCAGGTCAAGGGTAAGAAAAAGAAGATCAAGATCGAGTCTGACTGGAGATCCTACTACGGATCGAATGCCGCCATCCAAGAGGACGTCAAGAATCTCGGTGAATCTAATTTTCGCCGAGAGATCCTGTATCTCTGCAATTCATTATCCGAGTGCTCCTATCTTGAATTGAAGGAGCAGGTAACGAACCAGGCAATTCTGAGTCCTCAGTATTACAACGACTGGATTCAGATCAAGGTCACCCGAAAACATCTAAAACGGCTTCAACTTAGTGATGTACAACCTGCCTGAACTTGGTAGGATTTTGGAATGATCATCGCAGACTATTCGGGTATTGCCATCTCGAACCTATTCACCATGAGAGAGCAGCTCTCAGAGGGTCTGGTTCGCCACATGATCCTCAATTCACTGAGGTCTTACAATGTCAAGTACCGCGATGAGTACGGCGAGATGGTGATCGCCTGCGACGGTGGAAATACCTGGCGTAAGCAGATCTTTCCGCAGTACAAGGCTTCTCGCAAGAAGAACCGTGAGGATTCTGGTCTCGACTGGTCTGAGTTCTTTCGTATCCTCGGTGTGGTGCGTGACGAGATCCGAGAGAATCTGCCATTCAAGGTAATTCACCTCCAGGGTCTTGAGGCAGACGACGTGATTGCCACCTTGACGCAGCGTACTCAGGAATTTGGTAACGGTGAGCCTGTCATGATCATCTCGTCGGATACCGACTTTGTTCAGCTTCATCAGTACAAGAACGTCAAGCAGTTCTCTCCGATGAAGAAGTCCTTCCTGAAGGAGAGTGATCCGATTCGTTATCTTCGCGAACACATCCTGCGTGGTGATTCTGGTGACGGTGTTCCTAATGTTCTCTCGGCCGACGACGTATTTGTCAGCGGTGGTCGTCAGTCTCCGATTCGTGCAAAGCAGATCGATGAGTGGATCACGAACTGGGACAAACTGGATTACCATATGAATACGCAGCAGTTTCGCAACTTTCAGCGCAATCAGCAGCTTATCGACCTGTCCAAAATTCCGCCTCAGAACAAGGCCGAAATCATAAATACGTTTGACACGGTGAAAACCAAGTCTAACACATTGAACTACCTTATCTCCAAGCGGTGCTCTCAGCTTATCGAGTGCGCCGAGGAATTTAATTGCCGCAAATTATGAAGTACGTCTCTATCTCAGAAATCCTGAATCAAGTCTCCTTGGCAAAAACAAAGGAAGAAAAGATTCAACTCCTGAAGGCTCACAATAGCTTAGCATTGAGAGATATCCTGCGTGCGTCATTTGACGACAGCATCGTCTTCCTTCTCCCCGAAGGCAATCCCCCATTTAAGTCGTATGTCTCCATGGAGGGAATCACGCCGACCGATCTCAAGAGGTCTACAACTCAATTCACGTACTTCGTGAAAGGCGGAAAGGGTTCGGCACTCAGTCAGGCAAAACGTGAAAAGATGTTCATTGCTTTGCTCGAGGGGATCAATCCTGGAGATGCCGAGGTCGTATGCGCCATGAAAGAGAAGAAGCTCCAGGAAAAGTTTCCAGGAATTTCAAAGGATCTCATCAAAGAAGTTTGGCCAAAACTCATCAGGGTATAATTTCTTGAGGGCACGCAAGTGCTCACTTCGTCATGTCTCACAAACATAAAAAGTGGATACATGATCACAAACCAACTGGATAGGCTCAAGCAAGACTGCAGCGAATTAGAATACTTCATTCAGCGCCTCGTGAAGGAGGGGAATGATAATCGAGTTCAGAAAATTCAGAAAAAGAAGCAGTACTTAGAGGAATACATCCAGCAAATGCAAATAGCACCAGTCGCTGAGATCGCCGCATAATTTGATGTACGATTGGGTTTGACTTGTTAGGATACTTTATCATGAACATCTTCGTTTTGGATACTTCACCCGTGCTTGCTGCACAATACCAGTGCGACAAGCACGTGGTGAAGATGATTGTCGAGTCGGCTCAAATGCTCTCGACCGCTCATCGCTTGCTCGATGGCGAGATGAGCATCGTCAAGAAGCCGGTCAAGACTAACTTCACCTTCAATGATCACGAGTATTCCACTGTGGACCATTACCGCAAGGTCAAGAAGTGGAAGCTCAAAGATCCTGAAAAGGATAGCACCTTGTACGCTGTAGCTCATCCTGGTCATCCATCCACCAAGTGGACTATGGAATCCCTTAACAATTACATATGGCACTACGAGCACTTTGTAGCACTCTGCAATGAGTACACGCATCGTTATGGCAAGGTTCATGCCACTGACACTAAGCTGAGGTTCGTGCTTGATCAAGCACCTACGAACATTCAGGATGGCGAACTTACTCCTTTCAAGCTTGCAATGCAATCAAATCCTGAGTGCATGGATCCTTCCGATCCAGTTACGTCGTATCGCAAATTCTACCAGACCAAGCAAGGTCGGTTTAAGATGGTCTGGACAAACCGTAACCGCCCCGATTGGTTTGTAGTGAATACATAAGCACATGCCGAATTACGACTTCACCTGTCAGAGTTGCAATCATGAGTTCTCCGAGATCGTTCCAATTGATAAGCGAGACGATCCACTGACTTGCCCAAACTGCGGCAAGAAAAAGTGCAGGCGCGGAGTCTCTGCAGTTCAACTAAGCTATTCGGGTTTCAAATCTCCTCTTTCGCGTACCTCGGATGGATGGAATGACGTCCTGAAGAAGGTCAAAAAGGGTTCTGGTAAGGCTAACACCATCAGAACCAAATAATCATGGCAAAAAAGAACAAAAAGAAGGAACCACTCCAAGTGGTGGTTCCAAAGTTCGATACGCTCAAGGTCATCGAGCCACTGACTAAGTCACAGGAAAAAGCTTTTGCGGCCTTCCGCAAGAACAGTCACCTATGCCTGTCCGGCTGTGCCGGTACCGGAAAGACCTTTCTGGCCATGTATCTGGCCTTTGAGGAGATCATGTCAGGAAAGTCGAAGGCTGAAAAGATTGTGATCGTTCGGTCCATCGTACCGACTCGTGACATTGGTTTTCTCCCGGGCGACCGTGCGGAAAAGGAGTCGACATATCTCTATCCTTACATTGCCATCTGCGCGGAACTCTTTGGAGATCCGATGGCGTGGCAGAAGCTTGTGGCCAAGAAGCAGATTGAATTTCTGACCACGTCATTCGTGCGTGGCATAACTCTACGTGATTCCATCGTCATCATCGACGAGATGCAGAATCTCACCTTCCACGAACTAGATTCAATGATCACTCGTCTGGGTGATGGTTGCCGCCTCATCATGTGCGGCGATTACTACCAGACCGATCTTGAGAAGAAGAATGACAAGAGCGGGATCTTGGAGTTCATGGAGATAATCGAGCAGATGAAGTATTTCTACTGCATCGAATTCGGATGGCAGGACATCGTCCGGTCAGGCCTAGTGAGAGATTACATCATGACGAAAGAGATTGTTCAGAAAGAAAAGGATAAGAAGGCAAAGAACACGAAGACATGAAACCATCGAGGAACAAGTGGGCCGATCACAGTGAACGTGACTCGGATACTTTCGACCGCAAGGCGCGTAAGAACCGCAAGCGTAAATCACACCACGACGACGATTCTACCGATGAAAGGTACAATCGCATCGGAAGTTGGTATGATGCCGATCCCGACGAGGTAGGATACCTAGACGCAGATCCTAAGTAATGCCATTCAACCATAACCCAGTAGATCTAGGTTACCAAGAGCTCTCATGCGAGACTGGTGAATCTGGCCGAAAATACCTATCCCCACAAGGAAAGGCATATCCGTCCATCACGACAGTATTGTCAATTCTCAGTGCGGATCACATCCGCGAATGGAGAAAAGCCGTCGGTAACGAAGAGGCAAATCGTGTCTCTCGTGTGGCCGCAGGCCGTGGGACCACTGTCCACGCCCTGGTCGAGAAGTTCCTCAATAACGAAGACATGGATCTCTCCAAGGAGATGCCAAATGCCTCTGTGGCATTCAAATCTATCCGAGGAATTCTGGAGAACCGAGTCAACAACATTCGGCTTCAGGAGAAACCATTGTACTCCGATCACCTAGGGGTCGCTGGTCGGGTTGACCTCGTGGCAGAGTTCGATGGAAAGCTTGCCATCATCGACATCAAGACCTCATCGAGGGTCAAAACCGCTGAGGACATTGAGTCTTACTTTATGCAGGAGGCAGCCTATGCCATCATGTTTGAGGAACGCACCGGAATTCCAGTGACTCGTCTGGTGACGATCATGACGGTCGATTTCCACGAGGCCTTGATCTTCAACGAGCACCGGGATAACTGGACAAAGAAATTACTTGAGACAATCGCAGAGTACAAACGCCGCAAACTATTCGGACATATCTGATACATACATCAATGAAACATCATACATCATCGGTCCAGGGAAATCTCGCTGAAATGTTGGGAATGGAAAAGAAGACTCAAGCAAATTTTACTGACAAACCGGTCGCTCATCTTCACGAGTACTACCTGTCTGGAGTCATCGAGGATGCCTCGAAGTATACCGAGTGGTTCAATCAGATTCGCCATGCCGGTCAGATGGACATGGTCAAGATTTACATCAACTCCGAGGGCGGTAGCCTTTGGACGGCGATCCAATTCATGCGGGTACTCAAGGAAACCAAAGCTACGGTCGTAGCCTCGGTTGAGGGCGCCTGCATGTCCGCCGCCACCATCATTTTCCTGATGTGCGACACCTTTGAGATCTCTCCGCATTCAATCTTCATGTTCCATAATTACTCTGGTGGAACGATCGGTAAGGGCGGCGAGATGATCGACCAGATCAAGCACGAGCGCAAGTGGTCCGAGAAGCTTCTCAATGAGATCTACCAGGACTTCTTGACAAACGACGAGATCAAGTCGATGTTGAACAACAAAGACCTCTGGATGACGTCCGAGGAAGTGGTCGCCCGGCTCAATAAGAAGGCCGCCAAGGCGAAGAAACCCGTAGGAAAGACTGCGGAGCGTTGATGTTCAACGGCTTAGGCAATTCTTAGAGATTTACTTCTGGCACGGTCCTGGTAGGATTGTGCCATGATCAAGAACATCCCCGGTACCTACCAATTCGTCAGCCGTCACGATACCCGTTGCGCGGCTGACATGATGTCGATCGACCTCGTCTACAAGACGATCGCTGCGGCCAACACCGTCGGTGACCTCAACAAGGGCCTTCATGTGGAGGTGGTGTTCACCGATTTCCGTGGTAAGACGGTCAGCGCAGGTCGCGAGGCCGAAGCCGAGTTCGCTGAGGTTTACCTGGTCTCGGCTTGATCATCAACGACTTAGGTAGTTTTTCGAGATTCACTTTTGCTCAGGATTTGCTAGGATATTGCCATGATGAATAACAACGACATTCCTAACTACGCCTATCTCGCCGGTTCTCTTCAGAGCCTGGCCGAATCTCTGGCCTACGATACTAAGTTCTCAAGCCTGCGCAGCCCAGAAAAGCGGTTGGCCTATGTCAAGGCTGAAGTCGAGGCATCCCGACGCGCAGCGATCGAGCATGCCAATAAGTACGGCAACTGAGGTCCGTCATGTATACCGATTCGAATGCCACTCGCCGGCTGATCGCAGCCGGCCTGCTTCCTGATCCTAACTTCCAGCCGCGCGAGACCAAGGTCAACCGGTTTGGCGTAATGATCTGGGACCACAAGACCGCTGGCCATTGCCAGGTCCTCAACGGCGAGAGCTGGAGGACGGCTCGGAAGTACAACGTACCCCGCAAGGGCTTCAGCTCTGTGGTCAAGTCCATCACTGGATGACGCCGGTCGATCCACATGATCGTACGACGCTCGTCCTGAATCGGAACTACCAGACAACAGGGAAGTTCTTTACCGCCAGGGCAGCAATTCGAAACCTGATCAACGGCCGTGTCAAGGGTCTTGACGCTGCCGGTAACTGCGTTTCGTGGACTGGTGCCGATGTCGAGAACATCGAAGGCAGTCCGAGTTCTTTGAGTTGGCTCGACCAGACGGTCGAGCTGTATCCTGATCAACCTTGCCTGCGCTCTGCTCCGAATGCAGAGTCTGGCCTGGAGACTCGCTGGGCAGTGCCGACCGTGGTGGTCTGTACGCATCACTTCGGATACCACGGCCACAAGGGCCAGTCCGTATCCCTGAAGATGCTTTACAAGATGTACCGAGGAGTCTGCCAGTACTGTCTGGAGAAGATTCCGATGATGGATGCCACCAAGGACCACGTTTATCCGAAGTCCATGGGTGGTTCCAACGATGATTTCAACGTAGTTCTGGCCTGCAAGAATTGCAACGCTGACAAAGCCGATGCCTTTCCGTACCTGAACGTCAACGGCCAGCAGGTCAAGCCGAGGTCTATCCACTCGAAGGTCTGGAATCACATTCCCGACTTGACTCTGCGGGAAGAGTGGAAGCCATTTTTGTTTCAGCAGTGATCACTTTTTTGTTTACAAGTGACCAGATTGAGATAGGATAGTGGATAAATAAAGCGAATGTCAAATTTTTCAAACAACATCCAGACGACAGAAGCTGTTCGACCAACAGCAACCTGGACCAGTGGTCAGAAGTAGGATCGAACTAAATCGATGTTACTTCTGACCTCTGGACGAAAGTTCAGAGGTTTTTAGTTTCACCGCCAGACTCCGGCTACAAGGAGTCCAAACGACCGACATAGGGGGTCCAATCCGCACAGTGCGAGAGGGGCCGAGAGTAGATTGTTCTTTGTTAGTTTTGACGGCCCCGGACGTCATTAAATACTCGCCGGGCATCTTTTGCGAAAGTCCGCGTTAGAGCCTTGAGGCCTCCAAACCTCTTTCGGCGTAGACTTGACATGGCCGGAGAGACGGCCGCCAATTTTGCCCTTGTAGCACAGTGGTAGTGCAACAGTTTTGTAAACTGTAGGTCGTCAGTTCGAATCTGACCGGGGGCTCCATTTTAGCGAAGTACAAGCTAACAGGGCCCGGGCTCGGGATACTTTAATTCACGTTGGAAGAATAACCTGCAACGGGATCCATTTTGCCCGTCATGTTCGACGGTTGCGACGCGGTACGGTTAGCTACATTCCGCGATACCAAAAGCCGTGAAATGTGGCGCCAATTTATGGAAGAGTGGCTGAGTGGTTTAAGGCAGCTGACTTGAAATCAGTCGTGGTAATACCACCGTGGGTTCGAATCCTACCTCTTCCGCCAATTGGCTAGTAGCTGAGCTTTGTAATCTGTACCGGTATTGCAACGAGGGTACAGTGTCGAGTATTAACCGGCAGATGTCGTTGCTTTGATGCCGGCAATCAGTACTAGCCATTCAATTCCGCACTAGTGTTGAAATGGCAGACAAGACAGTCTTAGAAGCTGTTGCCTCACGGCGTGCAGGTTCAAGTCCTGCCTAGTGCACCAGTTCTCCCGTCCCGCCTCTAGTACTTGAAATGCTATGCGCATCATGGACATCCTGAAATGACAGGTGAATGCCACAGGACGCTGTGGACTAGGGCTTCTTTTTTCCCTGTGCCAGTTGAAGTCTGGGATCTTTCCAGGAATGCAGAAATGCATCTAGGCTGGTATGGGGATTTATCTTGGGCCATTAGCTCATTTGGCAGAGCGCCTGATTTGCATTCAGGAGGTGAGCGGTTCGACCCCGCTATGGTCCACCAATTTGCACGGGAAGTCAAACGGTCAGACACCAGTTTGCAAAACTGATAT